GAGATCTTATATCATTGGAACGTCTTGAATTGACCATAGGCACTAGACATTAACTACTCTAATATACTAGCATATAAATACAAAAACATTCAATCCAATGGGTAGAGTTAAAGATTTATTATTAAATCAACAAAGCAATCAAGACCAACCAAATCCAAAAGAAATTAAATTATCTTTCAACGATCAATGGTTTTTATTAACTGCTTTAATTAGGTTTATTAAACATTCAAAATATTCTCCACAATTTAAAGCTAGACTTCAAAAAATTTTAGATATTCTTATAATATCTTCAATTAAAGGTTATTCTATAAAATTTAAGAAACTCATTGCCACAACTAAGAAATAACTGTTATAATATAGGAGTAGTTTATTTTATTCGCTATGCCTATTTGGGAAATCACAGATTGTGACGGTAACACACATTCCGTTGATCTATCTAAAACTTCTATCAATTCTATTGATGACGTAAAAGCTGAGTTTAAAAAATTTGATGAAAAAAAGAAAGCTAACAAAGGAGGTAAAAACTAATGTCTGCCTACCTATGTTCCGATGACACTCTTAATGCTTTATCTACTTTTTATTATATGAAAAGTGGTAAAACTGATGAACAAAGAAAATCTAATGTTTTAAGAGCGATTAGATCAGTTGAAAAAGAAAGATGGTACGAAAACCAAAAGACAATGATTTCAGTTCCTACTAAGACTTTTGAAGATCTTTTGAAGTTACACGCAAAATTCGATAAGTTCTGTGATGGTCTTTTTGATATTTGGCTAGATCAATATTCTGAGGGTAACTTTTATAAAATGATCTTTAATATCTTATTAAGAGAAAACCAAAAATCTTTGATGGCTAGATATGACGACAAAGAATATGCAGAAAGACCTTCCTATATATATAGAATGTCCAATGTTGTTAATTATTGGGACGATCATAACCAATTAGGTTATCTTGTCGGAATTATTAACAATTATGATTATCAATCTTGCGAACACGAAAACTATCAAGATTCTTTGGGTTATGCAATTCTTGATCAAATAAAAGAAATGCTACTTAATGAATTAAAACTTGGTGAGATTTGGGATTTCGATGAATCTAAATTTATTAAAGACGAAAAATTATTTGAGGTTGAAAAAGAAGCATTACTTCATGAAAAGTTAAGACAATGAAAAAAATATATTAAATGATTTACGAACTCATTTCTTAATTTCTTTTCACATATATAGACTTACGAGGTATCATTAATTTAATACCTCTTTTTTATTGGAATGTCAGAAAAAGATCTCGAAAGAATAAAAAATATATATGGCAAGCGTAATCCAAAAACTCATATTGAGCAGCGTTGCCAACGTCTTTACACAAAACAATTAGACGGACTTTCGACAAGACAATTAGTTTTACAACACGCACAAAGAGAGGGCATTGCTGAAAAAACAGCATGGGCAGATTGGAAAAGAGTAACCGAATGGAACTCGCAAGATTTAGAACGTGATAGAGCCGATATACTCTCTCGTTTGCATAGTAAAAAAAGGACAATTACAGACTGCTCACATGATTTTAGATTCTCTGGGTCGAGCTAATGGAGAAACTCAAGAAGCAGTAAATGTGAATATGCCACCGAGTTTAAATATTCAAATTGAAAGTAAGGAATAAACATTCAATTTTTACATTCAGTTGACAAAGCCAGCTGAAAATTGCATTCAGTTTTTTACATTCAGTTTATAATCCTTGATTTTTCATTCAGTTTTTGCTGATTTCATGGGTATAAATGCATTCAGCCTTTGGAACGCAAGCCTTAAAAGCGATTCTGAAGGGAGCAAATTGCTAAAAATTCATTCAGTTTTATTAATTTCTTAGTTTACCTGGAGTTTCCAGGAAAAAAGGGGACTAAATGTCCCCGATTGTAAATTCAGCTTTTCGAGAGAGGTGTCCAGGATCGTGCGATTCGTTCCAGGTTTTGCACATTTCAATAGCTTCTTCTTCAGTATTGGCACGACCAATTACTGTAGCAGGACCGATTCCAGGTTCACGGCCTCCAGGCCAGCTTGGGTTTTTCTTCCACCAGGTGCGGTGGAAGATTACATAAGGTTTCATAGTCTTAAGTATTCGTGATTGTTTACATTTTGAATACGATTGTAAGGCTGTATTGAATCGCCCCATGATGCTAAGAGCATTAGAACGATGGTAATAAATGATAAATAAATTACTTGAAATTTCATAGCGATTAAGAATAAAGTTCGATTAGTAAAAGCTCGTAAGCTTTGGAACGAAGACCAGGAGAAAGAGGAGACTCTATAAAGAGCTGCTCCTCTATTTCGTCTAGTCTTGTTTCCTGGTAGGAATCAAGGAAGACCATGATTAGTGGCCTATTGATTGTTCGTAAGATTCCATTTCGAGGTGATCTCGATGGTCTTGCGCTTCTTCTTGAAGGATCTCGTCTAATTCCTCCATTTTGTCGGAGTCGTAGAGATCAATGTTTCTTGAGATTGCCTCATCGATTACGAAGTGCTCCCATTCGCTGAATGGGTGACTTTTTGTGTCTCTATACTTTGAGTAAGGAGAAGCATAATAAGTGTCTTCATAATTAGCGATATTAGGCATATCCCCGAGAGGTAAAGAGGCCATTAGTTGGCCTCCTCTTTCTCTAGTTTCTTTACGATTAGATCACCTAGTTTTTTAAGTGTCTCATCTGAAGCAGTCCATTTTAAGTAATACTCGATAGATTGAACCAATAAAGGCTCAAAACATTTTGGATCAACTTGAGTCTCGATTCTGTCACCGTCTGCGAGTGAGATAGTAATCCCATAATTTGAGAGATTGACAGATTGTACACCCTTAAATGTGTACTCGACATTTGGTCTAGCCATAGCGAAAAAATGATAGATTTTCTAGTTGCTGAAGAAGGTTTTTTATTTCCTCCTTACTCCTATATTATAGCAGATCTAGTTTATTATACAAGCAGGTTGGTTACTAGCTAGTGTGTCAAATGTTACTAATTTACTGTATCATATGTTACTAGGGGGAGTGTTGCAAGATATTTTTTATTTTGCAGGTAGGCGGGGAACCTGCTGATACAGCATGAAATAAGTTGCTGTTATGATAAAAGAGGTTATTATTTTTTGTATGGGAATAGCAGAACCGTTAAGTTTAAGGTGGGCACAAGGTGAAGTATTTAAAGCGGATGAAAGATTTAGAGTATTAGTAGCTGGAAGAAGGTTTGGAAAGAGTTATTTAAGTTGTGTTGAATTATTGAAAGGAGCTATTGCTAAACCTGGGGAAACATATTTTTATTGTGCTCCTACATACAGGATGGCAAAAGACATAGCATGGAAAACATTAAAGAAATTAGTACCAAAACAATGGATTAAATCTAAGAATGAGACAGATTTAAAGATTGAATTAGTAAATGAATCAACTATTGAGTTAAAGGGAACAGAGAATGCGATGGCATTGAGAGGACGTAGTTTAAGTGGAGTAGTTTTAGACGAAGCTGCGTTTATGGACAGAGAAGTATGGTCTGAAGTGATAAGACCTGCATTAGCGGATAAGCAGGGATGGGCATTATTCATCTCAACACCTGATGGAACGGCAAGTTGGTTTTATGATTTATGGTGTTATGTACCTGAAGATGAGAGTGGGGATTGGAAAAGATGGAGTTTTACAACTATTGAGGGGGGTAATGTTCCAAAAGAAGAAGTTGAGGCAGCTAGAGGACAGCTAGATAATCGTACATTTAGGCAAGAATTTGAAGCAAGTTTTGAAAATTTAACAGGATTAGTGGCAATAAGTTTTGACGATGAGAATATTTCGTCCGAAGCACAAGATTTACATATGTTACCTCTATATATGGGAGTAGATTTCAACGTTGATCCGCTTTGTGGTATATGTGCTGTAAAAAATAACAATAATTTGTATGTTTTTGATGAAATTATTCTTAGGGGAGGTGCAACTACATGGGATTTTGCCGAAGAAGTAGTAAATAGATATGGAGTTGACCGAAGAATCATAACTTGTCCAGATCCTACGGGCGGTGCTCGAAAAACAAGTGGTGTCGGTCTTACAGATCACACAATTTTACGAAGAAGTGGTTTTACTGTTTCCAGCCCAAAAGCTCCATGGAAAATTCGAGATAAAATTACAGCAGTAAATACTGCATTGTTTGATGCAGCTGGTGATCGAAGGACAATAATCCACCCTCGTTGTAAAGAGTTAATAAAATCACTTCGTACGTTAACATATGCTCCAAATACAGGTATGCCCAATAAAAACTTGGGAGTAGACCATGCTTTTGATGCTTTTGGTTATCTTTGTTTGCAACAATTTAACTTAGCGAAGCCAGAGACACTAGGCCAAACTTCGTTTAGAATATACTAAGTTACTCTTTTTGCTTATGCCCTACCATACTGGAATGAAGAAAAAGAAAAAGAAGAAAAAAAGCGGTAAGAAACGTTGTACTTGTAGAATGTAACTATGACAAAATTATGTGCTAGAGGTAAAGCAGCAGCAAAACGTAATTATAAGGTTTATCCTTCGGCTTACGCTAATGCTTATGCGGTAAAAGTATGTAAAGGAGATGTAAAAGGACCAGATGGTAAAAGAAGAACCGCTTCTGGTTATACAAAAAGTAAAAAAAAGACTACGAGGAAGAAACGTGGCAAAAAGTAGTGGTGGTCTAACTCGTTGGTTTAAAGAGAAATGGGTAGATGTCAAAACTGGCAAACCTTGTGGACGCTCCAAAGGCGAAAAACGAGGCTACCCTGCCTGTAGACCAAGCAAACGTGTATCAAGTAAGACACCTAAGACTGCTTCAGAAATGTCAAGTAGTGAAAAAGCAAGGTTTAAACGTGAAAAAACTGGTAAAAAGAAGATAACATATCAACATAGACGTAAAAAAACTAAAAAAGGGGGTTGATTATGAAGAAATCTGCTGCTATGAGTAGATGTGAAGGTTACATTTCTGCTGTTCGCAAGGGCAAAAAGAAAAAATCCACTAAGAAATCTACAAAATCAAAGAAAAAATGACAAAAATTACAGATGCAATGCTTGATGCAATAAAAGCAGTAAAAGGCAAAAAGAATCCTGCTCTTTGGGATACTAGATGTGAACAATATATGCAAAATAATAAAAAAGATACTGTAAAAAACACATCTACAAGTTAAACTAATCTTAAATACCCTTTTTGTTTTAAATCATGGCATTTGTAAGAGGCGAAGAAGGTTCTGTAAAGTTTAAAAACGCAGCAGGAACCACAGGAGCCGTAGCATCCACAACTTCTTGGTCATTAGACTTAGTAAAAGACACTTTAGAATGTACTGCTCATGGAGATACCTCTAGAAAGTATGTAGGATCTATGCGTAGTGGTACTGGTACTGTAGACCTTCTTTATACAGCTACTTCAGGAGATGAAACTCAAGAATTTATAAAAGATGTGCTTACAACAGAAGATCCTGGAGATGCACAATTTGAGTTATTTCTTGATACCTCAAGCAGTAAAAAAATTGCATTTAATGGAATTATTACAGGAGCTTCATTTACAGCAGCTATTGGAGATATTGAAACCGTTTCCGTTAGTTTCCAAATTAATGGAGCTTTAACTGCTGATGCATTCTAAGGTGAAAAAAGAACTTACAGCTAGGCAAAAAACTGCTTTAGCAAATCATAAAAAAAAAGGAACTCATACTGCACAACATATGAAAATAATGAAAGAAGAGATGTTAAAAGGTAAGACATTTATGCAAGCACATACAATAGCAATGAGGAAAAAAGGAAAGTAATGCCAAGAAGAAAAGGAGTCAGTTTATCAGTTGGGAGAGGGGAAAAGTCCAAGAAGGGTGGGCTGACTGCTAAAGGACGAGCAAAATATAACAGAGCTACAGGAAGTAATTTAAAAGCACCAGTAACAGAAAAGAATCCAACAGGAAAAAGAGCAGCTAGAAGAAAGAGTTTCTGTGCAAGAATGAAGGGAGTTAAAGGTCCAATGAAAGATAGTAAAGGCAGACCTACTAGAAAAGCATTAGCATTAAGGAGATGGAAGTGCTGACATGACTTATTCAATCCCTGGTCCAATACGAACAAACATAGTCTCTTCTACTTCAGCAGGAGGAGATGATAGCCCTTTTACTAGAACTAGAGCAGTTTTGGATATGATGAAAGGATGGGAAATAATGAAAGCTGTTACTGAAGGTACTGATTATTTGAGACAAAATAGTGAAGCGTTTTTACCTTTAGAACCAAGAGAAGATTACGATGCTTATCTTGCAAGAGTAAATAGAGCAGTTTTTAGTCCTTTTACACAAAGATTAATAAGAGCAGCAACAGGTTTAGTACTTCGTAAACCAATAACACTTACTGGTGATCCTTATTGGACTGAAATGTTTAAAATGGATGTTGATGGTTGTAAATCAGATTTAGATGAGTATGCAAGAAGAATACTTATGTGTTCTTTAACTTATGGTCAGAGTCATATTCTTGTAGATTATCCCGCACCATCAGGAGCAAGAAGTTTAGCTGAAGAGCGAGCACAAGATCGTAGGCCATATTGGATAGAGGTAGATCCAACAAATCTTTATGGTTGGAGATTAGATCGTGAGTCTAATTATGGTAATTTGATACAAGCAAGAATCGCTGAAAAAGCAGTATTACCAAGTGGTCAGTTTGGAGAACAGGTATTCGATCAGATTCGAGTAATCGAACCAGGTAGATATAGAGTGTTTCGTAAAAAAGAACAACTAGAAGAAATGTACGATGTTTCTGATAATAGTTCTGTAGGTGAATTTGAAGTGGCTACTACTGATAAAGACTATAGACAAGTTGAATCTGGTAGTTTTTCTCTTGGTGAAATACCTCTTGTAACTATTTATTCTGGAAAAACAGATAATTTAGTTAGCAAACCCCCTTTATTAGATATTGCATATTTAAATATTGCTCATTTTCAAAGACAAGCTGATTTAATACATAGTTTGCACGTTGCATCACAACCAATGCTTGTTATGGAAGGATATGATGATCAAACCAAAGATTTAGCTATTTCTGTAAATTATGCAATGGCAACTCAACCTGGTAATAAAATTTATTATGTAGAACCAGCTTCAAGTGCTTTTGATGCTCAATCAG